AGAGTCAAATTGCCTTATGACAATCAAAGACTAGCAATAGGTGCTGGTCAAGATTTACAAATAAACCACGACGGAAGTAATACTTATATCGATAATTATACTGGACAATTTAATATTATCAACAATCAAGACGATGGCGATATTATATTTAAATCAGATAATGGTAGTGGTGGTGTTACTGAATATTTAAGACTTGATGGTGGAGCTGCTATAGTTTATGTATTTAAGGAACTACATTTATCAAGCCATCTTGATATGGGAGATAGTGATAGAATAAAACTTGGAGATTCAGATGATTTACAAATAGTTCACGATAGTAACATTAACTTTATACACTCTACTATTAGCGATAGAGATATTTATTTTAGAGTAAATGATGGTGGTACAAATAAAGATGCTATTATTATTGATGCAAGTGAAAATGCAAGAGTAAGAATACCAAATGATGATCAAAGATTAACTTTTGGAGCAGGAAACGAATTACAATTATCACATGAAAGCAACAATAATTATATTGCTACTTATAGTGGACATTTAATTTTAGAGCAAAATACAAACGATGCAGATATTATTTTTAATTGTGATGATGGAAGTGGTGGTGTTACTGCTTACTTAACATTAGATGGTAGTCAAACAAGAACTTATGCTAATAAAACAATACGAACTCCTGATAGTGTTACCTTTGAAGTGGGTAATGCAGGAGATGGTGCTTTTTTCCATAATGGAAGTAATACTTTTATAACAAATTCTACTGGGCATTTTTATATTGACCAGTATCAAGATGATGGAGATATTATATTTAGGAATGATAATGGTAGTGGTGGTAATACAAATTATATGGTTATCGATGGTGGTGCAATGGCTATTGATTTACTACAAGACACGAGAGTAAAAGCTGCTAAGAAATTATTTTTAGATGGTGGTGGTAATACTTATATTTTTGAAGAAAGTGCAGATAATGTTGTTCATTATGTAGGCGGACAAAACAAAATGAGATTTAATAGCACTGGAGTAATATTTAATGACGGTTCTTTAGATTTAGATTTTAGAGTAGAAACTAATGGTAATGCCAATACATTATTTGTTGAGGGATCAACTGATCGTGTGGCAATAGCACATAATGACCCCGATGCTTTACTTCATATAAATCCAGGTAATGCATTATGTAATGTAAAGTTAGAAAGACAGGGTGTAGTAGCTTGGAGATTTGGTATAGGTACTTCTAATGCCGATTTAAGATTTGACGCTGGTGATGATGCTTTAGGTGGACCTGAAGTTTTATTTACAACAGGTGGTGCTGGACATTTTGATAATGACGTAGTTGCTTTTTCAAGCAGTACTGGTTCTGATAAAAGATTAAAAAAGAATATTAAACCAATACCTTATGGTTTAAAAGAAGTATTACAAATGAATCCAGTAGAGTATGACTGGAAAGAAAAAAGAGATAAATCACACGATATTGGTGTTATAGCACAAGAAATAGAAAAAATTATACCAGAAGTGGTAAAAGAACACGAAGATTTAAAAACACAAAAAGAATTTAAAACAGTTGACTATGGTAAAATGGTATCTGTTTTAATTAAAGCAGTACAAGAACAACAAGAACAAATTGAGGAGTTAAAAAAATGCCTAAAATAATAACAGCATTAGAACCTGATGGTGAAGTAAAAATGGTTGAAATTAAGCATACTAGAACTATGCAAGATGCAGATGGTAATGATGTTACAGTATTAGATTATAAAAGTGATTATGTTTTAACAGAGGCACTTGAAAATGCTGAAGCTAATAAAGCTAGTCTTGAAGCACAGCTTACAGAAGTAAGTCAAGAGATTACAGATTTAACAGCAATTAGAGACGCTGAGTAGTAAATGGCAGGTCCAGCAGTAGGAACAAGCAACGTAGGTATGAAGGGAATAGGTAGTGCTCTTGGAGAAGCTACCAATGTTATCCAAACAACAAACATAAGTTTAACTAGTTTATGTGGAGGCACTGGTGGTGCATATACTAATACCTTTGTTAATAATGATGATAGTGGACCAGCAGATACGTTTAACAGATTAGGTGGTACAAACAATCCTATACAAAGTACATCATTAGATAATCCTGATGCTACTTTATTAAATAATATAGGAACAGCACCTTTTAATATGAGTCACACCTTTGGTGGGCAACACGCTGACCTTGGTGGTGGTGGCGGTGGACCAGGTAGATAAACAATAGGGGATAACAATGGAAGTAGGTAAAGACACTAAATTTACATTATCTATAGAAACAGGTATTAGTATCTTGGTTACTGTAGGTATGATTATAGGTATGTGGTATTCTTTACAAGCAGAGATAGAACTTGCTAAAGAATTACCAGAGCCTGAGGTTTCACGTATGGAATATGATTTGAAAGATCAGATGATTCGTGATTCAATATTAAACACAGAGGGTAAAGTAGATAAGCTTGAAGAAAAAGTAGATGACATTAAGGAAGATACTAGAGCTATTACTGAGACTCTAATAGATATGAATAATAAATGAGGATGAATCATGAGAAAGTTTATATTATCATTATGCTTATGGCTTGGACTATCGTCTACATGGCTACACTCTCAGTCTGTTAACTTAGATAGTTTTCAATCTATACAGGCTTTGAATATACAGAACTGTGCAGTAGTACAAGTAAATGCATCATGGAACTACAAGAATAGAGTAAGCATAGAAAAACTTGCTGACTTATGTTATGTAGGTGAAATAGATTTGAATAATAAAGCTATAGGTGCAGTCATACAAAAAGAATGGAACATTAAAGTTGTTCCTACTATTATTATCTTGAAAGAAGGTAAAGAAGTTATGAGGTACGAACCTGGTATTAGCATGAGATTTGATGAAGAAGAAGTATTTAATAAGATAAAAAAAGAAATTAAATAATTAGGAAAATAAAAATATAATAATTATATTACAATTAAAAATCGTAGAGAGGAATTAATTATGCCAATAACAACAAAACAACAAAAGCCAGGAAGAAAAGATCCAGTTAAATCTGGATTAATGCAAGCTGGTAAAGCGTTAGGTTATGGAATAGGAGGAGCCGTAGCTACTGGAGCTGCTGTAACTGCAGGACCAGCAATTATAAAAGGTGCTGTGAAAGGTACAATTGCAGGAACAAGGCTTATGTATCAAGCTGGAGCTACAGGCTTCGGTGTTACTAAATTACCAGGTGTTATTTCTCAAATACCAGGAGCTGTGCAAACTGCTGGTAAAGGAGTAGTAAAGGTAGGAAAAAATATAGCTGCAGTACCTGGGAAAGTAAAAGGTGCTGTCGGTAATTTAATAGATATAAAAATAGATACAAAAAATCTAGACTTGGGAACTATATCTGGTAAAAATAAAACTATTTATGGACAACCTGACTTTAAAGTTCCAAAAGATAAATCTCCTTTAAGAGTATATGCTGAGCCTGCAAAACGTACAGTAATTACAGAAACTGTAGAAGATGCTCAACATTTAATTAAAGGAAAACCTAAACGAACAGTTCAACCTAAACTAATAGATGGTCAAAAAATATTTTCAGGTGGCGGTAGTCAGTATACATCTAACAAACCAGTTGACTTGTATAAACCAAATCCTGAAAGTAGAGTAGGCAAGAAACAAAGAAGTTTAATAAAGAAAGCTGAAAGAAAAATAGCTTCTATACAAGCTAGCGATATGGCTGATCCTGTTAAACAACAAAAATCTAATAAAGTATTTTTAGATACTCAAAAAGAATATCAAAAAATAAATAGAAAAGCTGCTTTAAAATCTGGAGTAAGAGAAGCTGTTAAGGAAGCTGATAGAGGAGTTAAGAAAAAAGCAGCACAAAAACTTATAGCTAAAAGTATAGTTAAAGGTGCAGCTAGAGTAATACCAGGTGTAGGAGCTGTGATACTTGCTAAAGACATTTATGATGTTGGAAAGTTTGCTTTAAGTAAACGTAAAAAAAAGTAAGGAGAAACAATGGCTAAAGAAAAAGTCGACCTAAGAAAAGAAGCAGAAAGTAAAATGGAAACATTAGTAGAGCAACATAATGAACTTGCTGGACAAATTCAGGAAGCTAATGCTAGACTAGGAGAAGTAAAACAAATGATCATTGAGCATCAAGGCTATATGAAAGGCTTAGATGCTTGCAACAAAGACTGTGAGGTTAAATAATGGGACCAATATTAGGTAAGTTACTAACTAGTTTAGGAACTGAAAAACTGTTAAAAGCAATCATTCTACATTTAGGTGATTTCTTAGTAGGTAAATCATCAAACAAGTTAGATGATAAACTATGGGCTGAAGTTAAAAAAGCTCTAGATAAAAAATAATAGGAGGTACCATTGAAACTTAAGGAACGTGGTATAATAATACCAGACCAGCATTATCCATTAGATGATAAAGCTGCTGTTAATTGTGTAGTAAAAGCTATACGTAAAATAAAACCAGATGTATTTGTTAATCTTGGGGATGTTGGTGAGTGGGAGTCAGTATCTGCGTGGAAGTACAAAGATAAGAAACTACCACCACTTGAGTTTCAATTACCTATTGTTAATGAAGATATACGATTGGTAAATGAAGGATTAGATGTTTGGGATGAAGTATTGGAAGAAGTTAAATGTAAAAAGAAATATTTACTCCAGGGTAATCACGATCTCTGGTTGGATAATTTTTCTAATAAATATCCCTATCTTAATAATTATAACTTTTTTAAAGCGTGTAAAATAAAAGAAAGAGGTTATAAGTATACTGAATATAATTTACCAATACAAATAGGAAAGCTAACATTCTTTCATGGAGCATTTGCTACGACATATCATGCAAAGAAACATTTAGAAACCTATGGAGAAAATGTAATGTATGGTCATACACATGACTTACAAAGACATACGTTGACTAAGTTAAATGGTAATATAGGTGCTTGGTCATTAGGTTGTTTGAAAGATATGTCACATGAAAATAATAAGTGGCTAAAAGGTAGATTACATAACTGGGCTCATGCATTTGCAATAGTAGACTGGTTTACAAATGGTGAGTTTAAGGTTGAGGTAGTAGAGATAATTGATGGTAAAACATCTTTATGGGGTGAGATAATCGATGGGAATGTATAATACACAGACTGGTGCTGGACAGGAGTTTAATGGAACATCTATTAGCGATAGTAGAAGAAAGTATACCCTTAAGACAAAGTCTAAAAAGAAAGTAAAAAATGTTAATATGAATGACATAACTAGAGGTTCTGTCTTTTGTCATAAGTTGCAAAAACATGCCAAAGTTAATTTATAATATTAATAATTTTAGCGGGGGATTAAATAATAACACTAATCCACGTGATATGAGTGAATCTGAAGCTCAGGTATTACTTAATTTATCTAATGAAATACCAGGTAAATTAGTTGTAGAAGGGCGTAGTGCAGCTCAGAGCATTAGTTCTAATGATGTTACTGCTATAGATGCATTAAACTATGGTAACGGTTTGTTGCATGTAAACTTAGATAGAAACTTTGGATCATCTGGCATAAATGAAACAGAGTATTTATTTATTAATGACAAGACTGATAGTATAGTTCGTATATATGATGTTACTAACAATGCTGCAGAAACTGTTAATATAGATTATGGTAATACTGCATCTTTAGTAGAAATGTATTCAGTGGATGGACAGGTAAGAGTTGTACCTCATTATGGAAATGCAGGTAATACTCCTAAGATATTAGGATATTATAACTTTGATAGAAAGTTAGGTTATACTCAATCTGAAACTACAATTAATAATTCTGTGTCTAATCAGTATGAAGTAAGTGATTTATACATTGCTCCTATTAAAGGTGCAAATGAATATAATTATAAAATAGACGCTTTACATAATAAAATGCAACAGTTTCATCCCGATAATGATTCTGAAATATTTATGTTAGATGTAGATAGTAGTGGCACTTATGCTATGGGAACTAGTACAAATGTAAATAAAGTAGAAGTAACTGCTACAGAAATACACGATTTATTAGATGGGTATAAAAGCGGTGGCAGTGATTATACTACAGATGGACAAGGTTCTATGTCTGTTATAGCATATTTTAGAAATGATGTTAATGCTGATAGTGATTCTAACATTAAACCTCAGTCAGGAAAAAGATATGGATTATGGGCGTCTAAAGTATATAGTAATTATGATTCTGATACTAATAAATCTGAATCTGTTGCTGTATATATAGGAGATGTATATCAACATGTTTCTGTAGATGATGTAAAACAAAAATTATATTTTGGATTAACAGGTAGAATGGGAGATAAAAGTTCTAGATATTCTGGTTTTAAAATATACTATGCTTTAATGGATGGATTTCAAGCAGGTACTACTTTAGATACTTCAACAAATATAGGAATAAAATATTTATTAGCAGAAATAGATTTTGAAAAAGGTTTACGATATGCAGGAAGTGAAACATATCAATCATTATTTCCTTATACATTAGGTGGCGACAAGCAATGGGCTTGGCCTAATAATAGTTGGGCTAGTACAGATAGATTCGTAGGAGATGGGCTAACAGATTTATCTATACAAGAACCCTACATATTAGAAAGTCCTTCTGTTATTGGAGAAGCTAATACAGGATTTAAAACATCTACAATATTAAATAGAAGGGTCTATGCAGGTAATGTACAATACTATGACAAGAAACATAACTTGGTTACTAAATCAGATAGAGTGTTAAAATCGTTACCAAATAAATTTGATTATTTTCCAGAAGAAAGTTTTATAGATGTAGAAGTAGAAGATGGTGATACAATAATTAAATTAGAATCATTAGGTAATAAATTGTTACAGTTTAAACAAAATAAATTATTTATTATTAATGTATCTAGAGATATAGAATATTTAGAAGCTGAGTATGAATATAAAGGTTGTGAAAAAGAATATCATGTAGTTAAAGGAGAAGGTTTTATTGCTTGGTTTAATCAGTATGGAGCATATCTTTACGACGGACAGCAAGTTGTTGATATAAATTTAAGTCAAACAGGACAACCTAAACTAGCTAATTGGTCTTCTGATTATTACCACGATAATAATGTTATAGGTTATTTACCTAAATCAAAAGAATTAGTTATAGTAAATAAAAATACAGACGTATTATTATATGATATAAAATCTGAATCATGGAGACAATCAGATACGTTTGGTAATAGAGATATTACAAATTTAGTAAACTTTAATAATGGAGATTTATATTGGTGGTCATCAATAGCAGGACTAAACAATAATCCAGATACTATAGATCTAGTAAAGTGGAATAAATCACCGCAAGCTAATAGTGGTAATCAAGTAATATATAAATCTAAAGAATTAGATATGGGTAGTCCTACTGCTAATAAAAATTTTAATACTATATATATAAATTATAAAGAAGGTAATAATGTAACGCTTCAAGGCTTTGGAACTAAAAGAGATAATACAGCATTAGCATTAACTGATATAACAACGCTTAGTTCTGGTGGCGATAAAACGACGAAGATTAGCCTTAGCGACACTTTTAATAACTTAGTTAGTTTTGGTATAGCATTGAAACAAACAAGCAGTTTAAATACTAGTTTTGAAATTAACGATATACAAATAGTATATAGAGAAAAGGTAACACGATGAGTAGAATGTATAATAGAGGATTATCATTAATTAAAAAATTACAACAAAAAATAGATGAAACAAAACAACAATATGAAACACCTATAGTTGTATCTACTACTAAGCCAAGCAATAGTGAAGGCGTAGATGGTGATAGAAAAGTAGTACAAGAAGCAACTGGTAATTTTTTATATATTAAAGTTGGAAATAGGTGGATGAAAACTATTTTAGAGGAGGTAGGATAATGGCAACTGAAGCACAAACACATATGGCTACATTTTATGCAGCTAATGAAAGAGATAAAATTAAAAAAGAAAATCGTGCTGTATTTGGAGATCTTTATGTAGGTGGAGCAGCTGGAGCGATTGCAGATGTTTCAGCAGCTGTAGGCGGTGGTACATCATTGTTAAATTTTGCTAAAGCAGGAGCTAATGTTTTAGATACAAGACCTTTTAATGTAAAGGTAGAAGACCAATTAAAAAAATATAAAGATATGTATGGCGGAGCTTTTGTTAAACAGCTAGAAAAAAAATTAGAACAAACAATGTTAGATGCTTTGTTTTTACCTAGCGATGATTACAGAAAATTTGGACTATTTAATGATGAGGTAACTTTATAATGATAATACCAAAAGAAATTAGTTTTAGACAAAAACTATATGACCATATCAAGTTACGTGAAGGATATAAAAATGTAGTGTATTTAGATACATTAGGTAAACCTACTGGTGGTATAGGGCATTTGTTATTACCAGAAGAAAAAAAATTATATCCTGTAGGTTGCATGTTAAAAGAATCTATAATAAAAGAATGGTATGATAGCGATATACAAAAATCATTAGATGCTTGCAATGAACAATGTAAGATATTAAATATATTTGATACAGATTTTAAAATAGCATTGACATCTGTAAACTTTCAACTTGGTACTAAATGGTTTAGAAAGTTTCCATCTGCATGGAAAGCGTTGTGTCATAAAGAATATGACAAAGCAATAGATGAAATTTTATATGCTGATAAAGAAGAAGGAAGATATTCTAGGTGGTATAAACAAACACCAGTAAGAGTAAAAGATTTTATAGAGGCAATAGAAAATATTAAGGAGAGTGACTAATGGCTCAAGATAAAAAGAAAAAAACACAACAAACTATGACTGACCCTACGTTAGAAGGCACAGGTCAGCCTGGTGAGTTAGCAAACACTCCTGTTGTACGAAGCGATTTGCAAGATCCAACATTGTTAGGCACAGGACAACCTGGTGAATTGTATGGAACGCCTACAGTAGCTGATCCTGAATTTGCATATGCTATGAAACAAGCTCAGTTAAATAGCAGAATAAAAGCAGGTTCCAGGTTAAATTTATTAGATGTTTTATGGGATATGAATTTAGGAATAAGTCCATTTCAAAATGCAAAAAGTTTAATGAATAAGTTAACAAAGAGAGGTGAGTAATGCCAGATCCGTTTAGACCTGGACAAGGTATGTTAAGAAATTACGGTGCTTCTGGAGGCACAAGCTTTGGTTCTTATGGAGGAAATTATATGAACATGGGGGTTATGGGGGGTGTTACAAGTAATATTCCTGGCTTACCACCACAAAATATAATGGCACCAAATTTTGATGCTATGGCAGCTCAGTTACCGCAAACAAGTCCTAGTGGATTACTTGCAGCTGCTGGTAAGGTAGGAGGTTTTTTAACAAAAGCAGCACCAGCAATAGGAGTAATAGGTGCTATAGCAGGATTTGTTGGTAGTATTAGTGCTAGAAGAAGAGCTAGAAGAGAAGCTAGAAGACGTAAAAAACGTGCTATACAAACAGAAAATATGTTGATAGGTGCAGCAGAAAATGTTGTAAAAGATATTGCTGTGCAAAAAGGGTTTGCAGATAGAGCATTTGCAACACAACAAGAATCAGCTGTTACAGATTATCAAGATGCAATTGAACAAGGCAATGTTCAAATAGGAAGAACAGGATTAGCTGGCAGTGGTGCTGGGCAAAGAGCTTTAGGAAGAACAGAAAGAGCTTTTGAAATATCTCAAGGCCGTTCTGCATTTGCTCGTGATTCAGAAGCATATCAATTAGAACAACAAGAGTTATCTAGATTAAGAGATATACAAGGTAATTTATTAGAACTATCTGCTTATTCTGGTAGAAATATTAATATATTAAATATGATGGGGAGAGGATAATGTCTTATTCAGAAGATGTAGCAAAAAGTTTATTATTATTATCTGAGAGTGCTAAAGGTTTAGCAGAAACAACTGGAGAAGAAAATAAAGAGGCTGGAGAAATAGCAAAACAATTAGTAGTAGATATGAATGCTGCGAACTTACAATCAAAAATAAGTATTTTTAGCAAGCTTATGGACAGACAATTGAAAACAGAAGAAGATGCTGGTGTAGTTTATACAGAAGTACTTAAGAATAGATTTGAAGCTGGTACTATGGATGAAGGTCCAGCAAAAATTGCAGCAGAAGCAGAAGGAGGAGTTGGACCTTTAGGAGGTGCTGGAATATTTAGTGGAGGTAGTCCTAGACAAATTAGAAAAGCTTTTGCTTCTAATTTAAAACTACAAGAAGAAGCATTGATAAAAAATCAAACAGCTTATAATAGTTTATTAGCTAAAATACCTATATTAGGAGAAGATCATTATAGCGTTGTAGAAGCTAGAGGTCAGCTAGAGCAACAAAAACAAAACATGTTAGATGCTATAGCATTAGTAGAAAATGTTGGTCAGTTTAGAGATGATAAAGGACCGTTTGCTAAAGTAGCTACTGAAATACAGGGAGTATTTTTCGATAATGAAAGAGAGCTAATGGAAAGAGCTAAGCAATACGTAAATGATATTGATTCTTTATTAAGTGGAATAAAGTAAAGTGACTTTAAAAAATCCTACATTAGTACAATTAGATTCATTAGTACGTCAAAAAATAATTGAACCTCAAGAATATTTTAATCGTCTTGAGCTAGCTTATCGTACTAATCCTTCTGCTTTTACCGAAGAAGAAGTAGATTATATTGAAAGACAATTTAAAAAAGTAGATATAAAATTTAATAGAGATATGGAAGTAGCAGATGCTAATCTATTATCTACTATGAATCAATTTACTAGTGGTCTTGTAGAAGGTTTTACTACATTAGGATGGGCTGAAGACCCTGATACTACAGTAGAATCTATAGCAAATAAGTTTGGACATTTAATTGGTTTTGCTCCAGACGTAGTTGCATCTTTCTTTTCTATGGGACAGTATGTACCTATAGCCGCTGCTAAACGTGCAGGACTTACAGGTCAAAGGTTAACTCGTGCAGCATTAAGTTCTGCAGCAGATAAAGCTCCAGGTTTTATACGTAAAGAAATAGGACCTAAAACATTTACATTACAATCAATACCAATGAAAGTTGCTGACTATGTAATGGAACAATCTAAAGAATATTTAGGTGCTGCTACATTAACAACTAGCGGTTATTTATCTAGAGGTATATTTAAAAGTGCTAAGTTTAGAAATATTGCAGAACAAGGATTGCATTTAGGAGTAGCTTTAGGTGTATCTTCTTGGAAAGAAGGTGGTAAAGGTATGCTTGATTCTGCATTGCATGGAGCTGCAGCTGGTGCATTATTTGGTGGTATAGGTAATTATGTTAATGTAGGTAGATTATTAGCTAATCCTAAAACTAGAAAAGCAGGAGAAAGAATTATAAGAGATGTTGCTTCACAAGTATCTAAAGATGCAAGACAAACAGAAGCAGTAAACATGTTAATAAAAGGTACGTTAGGTTCTGTAGCACAAGGTGGTATGGCTACACGACAAGGTTTACCAGTTGCAGAACAAGTGTATGAATATTTATTAGGTGCTTTCTTTGGTGCTACTGCACGTTCAGCTGGTTTTGCAGACAGAACTAAGTTCATTATGAAGAATGATTATAAAAATTATGAACTAGGTATGACTGAAAAACAAGCAATAGAAGTAGCAAGAAAAGATGCTGACTTTCAAAAGCTTTCTAAATCTGATCAACAATATATAGAAAATTATATAGCTAAAGTAGTAGTAGAGAAATACAATACTCACGCTCCTATTATGGCTAACCTTCAACAAATACCTGAAATAAACGAAGCATTAACAGAACTTGGTATTGACCCTAAGACTATAACCAAGAAGCAGTTTGAACAGGTAATGCAAAAAGCAAAAGAAAAAGATGCTAATAAAGATTTAAAAGAAACAGATGGAGTAGAATTAGAACCAGCTACTAGACCTGCTGAAGAAAGAGGCCCAGCTACTAGACCAGGAGAGCAAAGAGGTCCAGCCACTAGGCCAGCGGAGGAAGTCGTAGAAAGACGTACATCTGAAGCAAATAAAGATACTGTCTTAGAGTCTGCATTGAAAGATAAAATAGATGTAAACTTGTCTGAAATGATTGAAATGACATTGAATCGTGACATGAACGAACCAATGTATGCTATTAAGAATAGAGACTTAGAATTAATTGCTGATGAAATTAGAACTTATAGCATAGGTAAATCAAATGATGCTATTAATTTAGAGCTAGCAAAAATAGCTAAAGAAACAAATTATGATTTGCAACAAACTATTGCTAAAATTAGAAAAACATATCCAGAATTACCTAGTACATTTTTTCGTGATGTAGGTGGTAACGTTAACAGACTTGGAAGCTATTTAAAACTAAAAAAACATTTTAATAAAAAAACAGATTGGGAAATAGATTTAAGTGCAGACGTTATAGAAATAAGACCTGTGCCAGAAAGAGATATAAATGGAGATATATTAGGAGGAGATAGACCTAATAGTAAATATAATAAAACATTTCCAGCAACACCAGAACCTGTTAGACTAGTTATTAGAAAAGCAGTAGATGAAGCTGGTTTTACTAAGATGGGTATTGGTGGTAAAGAACGTATAACAAAATACAGAAGATCAAACGGTGGTCCATTAGATTATAAAAATTTACCAGCTGAACAAGTAAAAACAAATAACACTGTACCTAAAGAACAATTTACTACAGATGTAAAAGTTAGATTAAAAAAATCTTTACGTGAAAAAGGTATGTATATATACGGTGGTAGTAAAGATAATGGTACATTGTTAATACATAGATATCCCGTTAGCGAAACTTCTGGACAAAAAAACTTTTTTAATAAAACAGCTAGAGATAAATTTTTTAATAGGTTAGAAAATGAATTAGGTTTAACTCTATCTAATAAAAATAAAGAAACATTTTCTAATATATATTATCTTATGGTTGAGTCTGGATATTTAGACCCTGCACTACCATTTACTGGAGAAGCATCATCTACTAGACTTATTAAAGCAGTAAAAGAATATTTAAAAGAACCTTTATATGCTAACGTTCAAAAATTTAATAAGTATTCTAATTTAGCTCAAGGTGCTGACATACCATTAGAAGCAGCTGACTATGTAAATTTATTAAAAGCAGACCCTGCTAAAAATAGACAAGAAGGTTTGTTTAATATGATAATGGTAAAAGATTTTGAAGACCCAATGTTTAATAATTCAGAGTCGGGTACAGATGCTGCTGTTATAGCTAGTTATAAAGCATTTGATACTATACAAACAAAAAACTTTAGACCTGCTGATAATGGATTTTTAAAACTAGTAGGATATAAAGGACCAGAATATGGTAGTAATCCAGTAGGTAACATATTATTAAAGACTGGTACATTTAGAGCAACCAAAGCACAGAATGATTTTATGGAAGCTAATGGTATAGATTTTATTGTACCAAGTACAGCAGCTAAAACACAGCTAGGATTAAAACTGCATACATTAGACTACACTGTAAAAGATGGTTGGAAAAGTATTGATGTATTAAAACCTTTTACTATGAGACCTGATGAATTGTATATTAATATGGGAGTATATGAAAATGCTACAGCAAAACTAAATCAACCTGCTCCGTTTCAAAAACAAATACTTGATAAAATTAATAGAGATCAATTAGGTAGAACATTATCTAGAGAATTAGTAGAAGATTATAGAACTGTAGCTACAGAATCTTTAAATGGTAATGCAAATGAAACAGCTAAGTTTAATCAAATGATAAAAGATATAAACATTGGAGCAGTAAAAGATGTTGACAGTTACAAGTTTGATATAAATGATATACATATAAACTCTATTAACGAAGTAATAAGTAATGATATTACAAGTCCATTAGCAATAGCAACAATAAAAAAAATATTAAATAGAGGTAGAGAAGATTATAGAGAGTTAATGTTTAATACTACAGATGATGTAGCTAGCAAGCTTATGAACTTAGAAGTATATGAAATACCTGATTTAGTAAACAAGCTAGATTATGACCCTGGTATTTTATTGCAACCACAAATTAAAAAATTTATTGATAAAGCATTAATTAGATATAGAACTAGTAGAGTTGTACAGCCACTAATTAAATATAGTACTACTGGTAAGTTAGGTCCTAGAGATATAGAAACATATATTACACATCCAGAATTAAATGATACTACATTTATGTTGGGTAGAGATTTTAGAGATTATGAAATAAAATTAGACTCTAAGTTTGGTGGTAAAGATGGTGTTATGACATTGTCTGAAGCATTTAAAAAATCTAAAGATACAAAAAATTATACAGCATCTGAAATATCAGAGATAAAAGAATCTATTAATTTTTTATTAGTTCGTTCTCCTAACAGTAGTAATGGCGGTGTAAGAGTCTTGGAGTTTGCAGGTTTTGTAGATAGAAAAGGATATGGTGTATACACTACATCAAAGAATGATTATTATTTAGGTGGTGCAGATAAAGATGCTGACTCTGTTTCTATCTATCAAAATATGCCTAAAAGTTTTAAAGAAGCATTTAGAAAGTATGATAATGAATTTGATTTAGGTGGTGGAGTATTATATAATTTTGAAACACCAAGTAAAACATTTGAAAAGTTTGTTAAAGAAGCAGACAAAGTAGTGAACCCTAAAAAAGATTTTGCAGAGTTAGTTGATGTTGACAGTAGAATTGAAGTAGCTAGAATGGCAAGACGTGGTAAACAACAAATGGGTATTATTGTTGATGCTATGACACGTATGCAAAACATTGCAGATGTAATACAAAGACGTGGCGGTGTATTTGAAAGTAGTGTTTATGGACTTGATACAGCAAAAGGAAGCAATGATAAACTACCTGAAAGAGTTTCTATTACATTGAAAGATAGTTTACCAGGATTAAAAGGAAAACTAACTACACAACAAGTAGTAAAGCAACTACAGTTAGATAGTGTAAATCTTGTAAACTTAATGGCTGACTCGGCTAACTTTAAAGAAATAGGATTTTATAATTCTATATTAAATCAAATGTGGAATAGTTATTTTAAAATAAAACAGATATCAGGACTAAACAATGAGATTACATATTTAGATACAAGCGGTAAAAAACAAACTTATAATATTGGTAGTGAAAGAATCATTGGTAAAAAAGGTGATATGAGATCAATAGCATTTGATAGAAATTATTTTAAAGACACTGACCATATATATGCATTAAGATTAATTGAAAATGTACATAGAGATTTTTATAAATTAGGTAAAGATTCTATTAAAAGAGTAGAGCATTATGATAAACTAGCAGAAGATTATTTGTTTGAAATGGGTACAGATATACCGTTTTATTACAATATAGCTGAAGCTGTGCGTATGACTCCTGACTTTTATTTAGACCCTTATAAGTTTTATTTTAATAATGCTGCATCTAAAAACTTAGAGCTATCTAATATAGGCCCTATTGAAGTAGTTAAACTACAAATTAAAAAACTCAGAGAGTTAATTAAGTCTGATAAAATGTTTAAAAGATTTGGTATGAGAGATTTTTGGAACAGTCATATTGAAACAGAAGCAGACTTAACTAGATTAATTAATGATCCATACTTTATGCACGAAAAAAATATGGACTATCAAGGTATATTTTTTAGCTTACAAAAATCAAAAGACTTTATTAGAGAGTCTAATGCTTTAGGTGTCCCTATGGATAAAGCAGAAAGTATTGTAAGAGATGTTATGGATACAACCTATAATATTAAATCATACTTTTTTACCGAAGTAAAACTTCGTGGATTAGGTAATATGCAAAATGAAAAAGTTGTAACACCAGAAATTATGAACAGTATTATATTAAGACTAAAAGATAAATATAAGAATGCATATAAGCCTGAAACATATGAAAAAATAGAAGAGATGATAGATTACTGGTTAATGACAAGAGATTTTAGAGAGCCTACTACTGACTTATTAAAACAACAAGAAAAAGATTTTATGGCTATGAATGATAAGTTATCTAAAGAGTTAGAGTTTCATTCACAAAGTCAAAACTGGAATGGTAGAAGTGAAAAGATAGAAAAATTATTATCAAGAAAATCTATGGCTTATGGAAAGTTAAGACCAACACTTGACTTTGCTTATAAGTCTTTAGTTATTAGCAATAAAAATAGAGAATCTTTTTTCAAAGGACAGTATAAATTATTGCAAGAAATTACAGAAAATATTACAGAGCAAGTAAAACTACCAGAAAAAGCAGTTAATCTTAAAAAGTTTATAAAAGAAAATATTCCATTTGATGATACAGTAGAAATACCAGATAATTTTGATACTTCTAATAGTAGAACATTTAAAAAGACTACAGAAATAGACCCAGATAACGGTCGTACTGTAGAGTTTATAACGCCTGAACAAGCTAGATATAATGAAACATATCCTAATAATATAAATGTAAGAGATGATAAAAATGTTTCATATAAAGTTAAACAAAATGAAAGATTTAAAAAAGATACACAAAGTTCTATTGATAATGTACAAACTACAAATGAAATATTAAACGAAATATTACCACAATTTGATTGGTTGTCTGTAAAATTAAAACCAAATAAACTAGTTACAGATGAAGCACAAGTACAAATAGATAGAACAAGAAGTATTTTAAGAAAAAATCCTGCTGCTATATCTAGATTTGAAGAGTTCTTTATTGACTTAACATTTAGACTAGAAGGTATTGGTAGAAGATTGTCTACAATAAATGTAAAAGATTTAGAAATTTTAAACAATGCACTAGAAGAAAGATTTAGTTCTAAAAGTATTATACAAAAACTATCTAAAAAAGATAGACCTGGCTGGATAGATCAGATGTTAAACTATAAAGTGATTGGTAAAAAGCTAGAAAAATTTGAAGAAACAGAATATTTAAAACCTGCAGTACCAGTTATAGATAAGTACGGTCAACAAAAACCTAAGCAATTAAATATTATATTACCTACTAGTACATTAGAATATGGTAGAAAAAGAATAGATAAGTTTGATACACTACAAAAACTAATGAGCTCTGGTATTGAAACACAACATAATGGATATTATAATTTTTTAAATATAGACAATGCTAATTTAACTAAGTATAGAAACTTGTTAATAGAACATGCTTGGAATGTTAACGAATATCAAAATGGTAAGTATCCATCTAATGAAAGATTACAATCTGCTAAAGATAGAATTAAAGAAGCTTACTTAGACAGTGAAGGTCAAATAAAAAAGTTAGGAGATATGAAGTTTCCATGGCCAACTTCTGGTAAATCAGAAATGATTACTGCTACAGAATATACTAAACGTTTAGCTGATATGTATGCAAAAGATTTTAAACAAATCAATGAAGGATATATTAAAAGTAATTGGGAAAATATTGAAAAGTTTTTAAAGAAACAAAAGATTACAAGAGACTTATATAGCCCTGTGGTAAATACAGATTTAAATGTACAAACTTATAAGAAGAGTGCAAGGTATGCAACAGATCAAATGGAACGTATGTTCTTAGATAAAAATGGTATTATAAGAGAAAACTTAGTTAACTTGATATTTAAAAACTTTGACTTTCAAGGTGTACCAAATAGAAAATCTTTGAATGATTTGTTTAGTATTAATGATTTCTTTTTTATTAAATACCATATGCAAGTTAAAGATAGGTTTGAGTTTGCTTATCCTGAAATTAATTTAGATAAACCTTTAAAACCTGCTGATCAAGCTATTGTAAAAAGATTTGTTAACAAAGAAATGAGCAAGAAAAGTTATGCAGACCATATTGTAGGTGACGTATATAGAGGTTATATGCCTCGTATGGGTCAGTTTGATATTGAAGCTAACATACCTAAGATACAAAAGTTTATGGCTGAACGTATTAATAGAAAAGTAGAAGAAGTAAGTAAGCCAGGTAATCAAAACAAACTACCACTAGATTTACGTATGGCTGTTGAGTTTGGAGAAATGCCATTAAATCAGGCTATTAAAATTTACAAAGATCAACTTACTGCAAGATTTAATAGACAAGCAACTAATGATATAAGTGATGGTGGATATGAAGTTGAAGCACAGGTAAGAGATTTATTTACAAGAAGTAACTACAAAGGTTACGTTGGTGAATACACTGCAAGCATGTTGAAGAACAGAGGTGATGAGTTTATACCTTTCTATAAAAAAGATTTAGATGTAATTAAAAGATATAAACAATCACTTATTAAATCTCACTTAACTAACTTAGCAGGATTTAGTTCTGAGTTATTGTTAAGAAGATTTGATAAGGTAAATAAAAAAGAAACCTTTGCTGAAAACTGGTCAAGATTTATGCGTGATGCTTTTACTAATATGATTGGTATGTCTAATTATAGAGCGTTAAATATACATGGTATAGAAAAGAAAGACCAAGGTTTATATAATAGATATATTAAAAATGGATTGTCTACTAAAGGTATGATGTTAACCAATGCACAAAGAGAAAAAATACTAGACTTTGGTATTGCAATACGTGTTAACGGTGCAGAAAAAGAACAAATATTATTAAGAAATACTAGTAAAGATGGTGTCAATCTTAAAAAAGCTAAGCAAGAATTAAGAGATTTACAAATGACAAGAGCTAAAAAACTTGTTAAAGATATAAATGTAACAGGTAAATATGGATCATTGTATCATGCAACTAGTGATGAAAAAGCTGTAAGCATATTTAAAGGCATTAATACTTTGTTTGGTGGTAAATTGTTTGGTGAATTACCAAAGGTAGATAAAGCAACAGGTGTTGGAGAGTCTGAATATCGTAACGCTGTATTAAAACGTGTAAGAGATTTAAGTGATTTAGAAGGACAGTTTGAGTTAATATCATTATTGTCACACCCTAAGACTGCTATAACAAACATGTATGGTGGTACAGTTAATACCATATCTGATGTAGGTTGGTCTTCATTTAGAAAAGCTAATAGTACAAAAGATGTTTTAAGTATGCTGCAATCTATGAATGCTGAGTTTGAGTTTACTAATCCTAGTACAGGTAAAAAAGAAAAAAGAGGTTTTGAATCTAGAACAGATATTGATGCATGGCTAGAGTCTTTAGGTGTATATGACCAGATGTTCTTAGACATGGTATCTTTAGATAGAAACTTTGCAAAGAAAAATGTACAAGATTTTGCACAACAGTTTGTAATACGTATGAATAAAAGCTTAGCAAAAGACCCAGGTACTATGAGTAAAGCTGCTTATGAACAGTTACAAAAACGTACAATGAAAGAACTAGCAAGAGATTTAAATATTAAACAACCTTTTATTGAAGCTGGTGCACTTCCTATGAAATGGTCTGAACGTAAACTACGTGGTACTGCATTCTTAGCTAACTATATAAACTTAAGAGAGAATGTATTGGGCCCAATAAAAGATCAGATGCCATACGATAGTCCAGTATTAATTAACTATGCATTGAAAGGTGTTCAAGCATCACAGTTTATGTATCAGGCTACATTTAGACCTAACTTTGCTAATACATCATTAGGTCGTGTATTGACTAGATTCCAACCATATGCATGGAATAGTATTGGTAGACGTATGAACTTATATAAAGATGCAAGACAAGCTGATTGGAATAGAGAAGTATTAGCTAGCAAAAAATTTCAAAGACAATTTACTTTTGATTTAATGAGTCTAGCATTAGCTAATATATTTGTTGCTAGTATATTTGAATACGCTTTATCTCCCCCTATGAATTGGATGCAAGATACTGCTGCATTACTTTTTGGTGATAAAAATGCAAGAGATAGAGCTTTCTTTAGTTCTTATCCACATCCTGTACTTGCTCCTTTGCAAATAGTAACTCCTCCTATTGGTAGATTTGTATTGCAACCAATTACTGCTATACTAAATCAAGACTGGCAAACATTTACTGACTACACTTTGTATAGTTACTTTCCATATGGTAGATTGTTTAGAGACGCACAAAGAACTTACGATAGTCCAGCTATGGCACCAGATTATTTAACTGGATTTCCATTACATAGATTACATGACATAAGAAGAACTCAAATAGAAGAAGATGAATCTGAAGAACTATTACCAGACTTTTCTTTATGGGAAGATGAGGAATAGCCTTCTTTCTTTCGGTGGCTGATATTCTTCTTCTCCCCTTCTTTATCGCCTTCTCTTAAAAATTCTTTGGCCTACGTATCTATCTTAATATATGAGCCTAACCAATTAGTTTACGAAAGATACATATAGCAACTAGTAAGGGTGAACAGGGTTAAATACCTGCAACAGTCCTTTTAACTGCTATTATGTAGGCCAAAAGATTGGGTAGGAGAAAATTAGTAAAACTCCTACCCGTCATATAGGAGTATATGATATGAAATACTATAGTTCGTTTACACGATCTAATAATTCTTCGAGTATAATCATTTCTTGTTTAGATACAAATGGTGCTTTTTTATAATTGACTAAAGCTGCTTTAACTAACAATACTTCAGCTGGATTATAAAATACCAATGTCATTTCGTTTTCACTCATTCGTAACCCCCGCTTTGATTGACATAGCCATCAGTACTATCTACATTATCTTCGCTTTTTCTAATTGTTTCATTATGTTTACTATTTTCAATAGCAATAATTAATTTACTTGCTAATTTAATAATAGCTACCGCATCATCTTTATTTATTTCTATCTTCGGCATTACTGTCCCTTTCTATTTTAATTAATCTTAACCATTCATTTAGTGGTATTACTACCAACGCTTGTTTTCTATCCATTCTGGTAACAACTACATCTACATCATCACCATGGTTTTCTGGATATAACCATTCAGCTATTTTTTTTCTACGCTTAGCTTGTACACAATAATCTTCTACTATGACATCAACTACTTCAGACTTTCCTAATGACCTACCATCAGAAGCATAGGCTCTCTTGCTTGAGAGCCCTACTTCTTTAGCTGCATTAACAACTTCTCTTTCAAGGTTGTTGCCACGAACTTTGTTTCTATGCGTCATAAGTTTTATTTAACATAGTTGTATCCCATCTTCTAAAAGTCAGGTGTAATTGTTGATTACCTACTCCTATCAAGATACCTCTATGTATACCCATGTTTCTAGTAACATACCAACCAATATCAAATACATTAAAAAATCTGATCTTAGTTGTAATGTTGTTACGATCATTATGATGTTTTATTTTTTTTATCATTCAACTTCCTTTCAAAGTTCTATTCGTTTAAATGTCATTGTTTCAGGGTGAAACTCTGTAACAAATTCTAACTTACCGTCATCTCTTGATTTCTCAGACATAACAGTTCTATAAATTTCGTTACGATTACCTTTTAAAACAATAACTTTATCTGCTTTTTGTACTACATTTGACGAACCTTTTAAAGAGTGTAACCCAACTGTACCTTGTGAAGCACTAGCTTTATTCAAGTGGTGTATAGCAAATATCAAAGTATTATTACGTTGTGCTATTTGTTTCAATGCATCTATAACAACATTTTGTTTTTGTATTTCACCATCAAATCTATCTACTTGCATCTCATCAGTAGTATCTACTACTAATATATTAGGTTCATATTGCGCTACTACTTTCTTTACAGCTTCAATCTCTGGTGCTATTACCATTATTTTAATATGGTCTAACAAATCTTTTACAGAAAAATCTGGATTACTCTTGTATTGGTTCATTACCCAATCACTAGATTGTTCCTTAATTATCTGTGCAAATCGTCTCCATATTAATATTTCATTCATTTCTAATGATAGAAACAAAGTATCTTTTTTAGATTTAGCTACAAGATTTTGTACAAATGCAGTCTTACCCATACCAGTATCACCACTGAAGACTACTAATTCACCAGGTTTAAACAAGTAATCTGGTCCTCCAGGAAATACATCTTGAATATTAATACTGCGTTTAGTAAAGTCTTTCTGTATATATTCTTTGAATGTATCTTCTAATGAATCAACATCTCGAATATCTAATACATAATCTTTACGTTTAAAGTGTATACATTTAGGATCACAATACTCCATAAGTATTGCATCATCACATCCGTAAATGTACTGGTTGTCGTACACATTCATAACAGTACGTTCTATTTCATTTGTATCTAGCTCACCTTGTGACCACTTAATCATTCCGTTTAACGTAACAATAAATGGTATTCCAGCTCGCTTCCATGAGCTTACCATACGCATCATATTTTTATTGCGTGAACCTTGTGTAGGTCCTTCATTAAATATATGTTGCACACATGTAACTACTGAATTAGTATCTCCAGTACGCATGGGTGTAAGGCTAGCACTATTGCTAGGGCTAGCTATAATAGAAGTTTGTAAGTATGGTTCTATAACAACATCTTCTGAGTTTAATGTTGCATAAAAATTAGGTTTACTTGCTGTATACTTATTGTATGCTGTTTTTGATTTAGCATACTTGCATACATCATCATAAGATATTGTCCATATATCTTCTAATGGTATCCAAACTTTATACAAATTAGTTTTAGTATTCAAAGACCATTTTGATCTAATGATTCTAGTCTTATCATATATATTATCACCAAAACTAAAATGTTCACTTAAAGTTGCCTTAACTTTTGTATGTAGGTTTTTATTAGGTTGAAACCCAAATACATTAAGTAACTCAATATGATAGCCAGTACCACTAAACCAAACATTGACGTGCCTACTATCAATACCAAAATCAAACAACTCATTACAAACATGTTTGAGATAATTTTGTAGATTTTCTCCATCTATATCTCCTTTATCCAAGTCTATAATTAATCTATCTGGATACACTAAACCGTTATATCCCTTAACACTTTTATTAGCTATGACATGTGCTTGTAATGTATTATCAAACATATAGTAAGACCTATACATTTCTTTTTTAAAAGTGTTTTGTTCTTCTAGTTTCAGGTATTGTTCATACGTAACTAATTTATTACGTTGATTAACATTACCTTGAACTACTTCTACTATCCTATTTTCCATCCCTTTACTTTCCCATTGTTATGTTCAACCTCTTCAAGTGTTATGCCATGTGCATCTAAAGTATTACTTTCACGTATCTTTCTAAATGCTCTAGCATAAGTACTTGCTGTATGTATTTTTTGATGAGCAAGCCTACCATATGTAGGTAGACTACTCTCTAAATCGTAACTCCAAAACACATCTGTGTTTGCTTTCTTAGATTTAATCCAAGCTATTACGATATCTGAAGCTGTCATTAAAACGGTGCTTCACTTCCAGCAAATACTTCTTTTGCTTGTTCAACATACTCGGTTTCTTCTTGAGATGGTATACCTTTATCGTAGTCTTTAGGATAGCCTTTCTTTAATTGTTGATTAAAACGTGACTCAAGCTGTTCTTTAGTTTCTGGACTTGAAACTACACCCCAAGTTTGTCTTTTGTATTTACCTGTTGATTTGTAGGTAATACATGAGACTTTCTTATCAGTTAAAGAATCAAGTGATTTAGTATCTAAAACACCATTATCACTTACATTCAGATCACATTTTGTTGCAACAAACAAAGTATTCAAGTCATCTGGATAAGATAAACCTGTTACAACTCCGTTTGTATCTTTGTCAAATTTCTGGTTTACAAAGCAAGTATAAGTATATCCATTATTATCATCTTCTAATAACAATTTCAAACTTAAGTCTGCGTATTGTGAATCCATAACTTGAACATCTGTTATAGTACAATCATTAACAAAATAGTTTTTAAGTGTTTTGCTAGCGTTACTATATTTAGTACCTGTTATAGCCATATTATGCATCCTCCATGCGGTTGTCGTTTATATAATCTTGAGTCTTTTCTGCTATTGCATCATTCATCATATCATTATGTGTATCACAATGTTCTTGAACTACATCAATAACTTTACTCGTATTGATCTTTTGATATCCATACTCACCGTCATCCAATGGTAGTCTTAATAATATAAACTCACCAAAGTCATTTGATATTGTTTGGATATCGCCTTGTTTTAAACCTGAGATTCTATGCTCACTTGGCATTCGTTTTTTCTTCACTTTTGCCCTCCTTAATCATTTGATTAAAGTATTGTGTTGTAGCATTAACTCTAAGTTTAGTATCAAAGTATCCAGCACTACGCTGTTCATGATACTTTTTCAACATTGCTTCATCTAAAAACGGTGTAGCTTTTTTGAAATTAGCATCTAACTCTTCTAACATTTTAGTAGTTACATGTGATTTCTTTTGTGCAGCTTTTGCATTATCAACTTCTTCTTTGGAAGCTATTGCATATCCACCACCATAGCCAGCAAAAGCTAATGCTCTACCAGCTGCTGATGTTTCACAGTTTTCTAGTGCTGATGTTTTGTTAACAAACCCTGTATTGTCACGCTCAGCTGCATGACCTACGTAAAACCAATCAGGTTTGTTTGCTTTGTCAGGATATACTGTTGACCTAACCATATATTCATTACATCTTTCACCTGTAGGTGTATCAGTTATGCTATTAACAGATACTAACATATTATCTATTGTTGCTTCAGGGAATTCAGTTAGAAATGCTTCTATACGGTCTTTGACTTCAGTATAGTTTTTACCTTTGAACTTCATATTCAATTGCCTTTCATTTACTTTTATTATTAACTCTATTGAGCCTTGTAATATACTAAATAGTATTTACTTTTACAAGTCTTTTTCATAAACAAACTCACCATAATCACCACAACCATGACAGTATGCAACCCATATATCACCAAATTCTTCAGCATGTCCTGCTGGGTTTGAACCTGTATTACATATTGTACATACTAACAATCCTGGATCATCTTCTATTTGTTTTATTGAATCATCAACTTCTTTAAGTTTTTCTGATAGTTCTTTATATTTATTACTGAAGATGATATTATTAGGATTTAATTTACCCTCATGTTTTATTGACCATGTTGTGTCTTTTTTATTTGACATAACTTTCCTTTCATTATTAGATGTGGCGACTTCTGAGATAGATAGTGGATATAGAGAGGTATATAGCCGCCACACCAGTTTTATTACGTATTAAATCCTTCAGAATTTAGTAACATATTAGGAAAATTAAAAGAGAATCTTGATTGATATGGTTCTCCATTAATAACTTTCTTAATAGAATTACATATGAAACTACCAGACATATTACTGCAATAGCTTGTAGCCTTTGCATTGCATGGTGCTTCACTACCCTCATCATCTGAATACCAAGTAGCCATATACTGCTTGATAGTAGGATTCTTAAAAGTATACTGTTGATAATGTTCTGCACCCATACGACCATCTATCAATAGATATGGTCTTTTCTTTTGCAATACTCTTCTAACAGCATACTCTCTTGCATTCATTGAATCAAAACCTAAAACAATAATATCACTATCTGTACATTCATGTTCTAAAAACTCTTCGTTAAATGCTGTAATACTAGCTGAAGGATTAATATCCTCCAACATATCTTTCAATGCTGCAACTTTAGATCTTCCTAGATCTTTATGTCCGTACATTGATACGCCAATATTTTCTGTATTGACTTCATCATAATCATATAACTTGATATTATCACCACCCATTCTAACTATCTGAGTAGCTGCGGCACTACCAATAGCACCGCAACCAAGGATATGATAAGTATGATTATTCAGACCATCTACAATGGCACTGTATCTTGTTCCTATCATTTGAACTTCTCCCATGCTTTATTATATTGATGTAATTCTAGAATAGCTTCTTCATCAAAAGGTAAACCAACACGATGTATATAACTTTCTGCTTCTGCAAAATGTATTACTGTGTCAATATTTTCTTCTGATACTATACCAACTCTAAGTTGACTACCATCTTTTTCTAGACTTTTGTTTAGCTTTCTAACTTTTGATTTATACTTTTTGTAATCATCATTACTAGATATATAATCTAACAATATGTTATCTAATTTAGCTTCTAAGTTAACTAGCTCAGTGTCTTGAGACTTAGTATCTAAGGCAAGAACTGTTTGCATTTTGTCTGGGTACGATAAACCATATCCACCATATTCATACTTAGATCTACCTGTTTTAACTATACTAACAGGTTTAGGCTTACTGCACAGAGACTCAACATCATTGATAATATATTTAGGTATATCATCTTTACCTTGTATTTCAATCGCAACATCTACATGTACTTCTACAGGTTCCCAGATGCTAACCCTAAACAAATATTCTTCTTTAAGGTTAACAACTAGACTAAAAGATACATCACTATGTCTTGATTGTTGAATAGCATTTAAGTCTGTACCAGACCAAAAAGCACTCATAGTATGATGACTATGCCACCAACAAAAGTATACATCTGTACCATGTTGCATTGCTGCTTTCTGTTGATACTTTGCAAGTGCTTCTTTCTTTATCACGGTATTACCTGCTGATATTTCTTGTTCTAATATCACTGGCTCTTTTATGATAAACTCATCATCTTCTTTAATTACTACCATATAACCACCTATCTCAGAACCATGCTCATCCCAAGCATACTTTGAGTAATTGATTACTTTATTCCAATCATTCTTACTAATCTTGAACGACATTTCTCATTCTCCTCTCCCAGTTATAAGCATTCATTTGTTCTTCATAACTTAGCTCTTCTTCTGGTTCTTGTTCTTCTGATACTACTTCTTCTATGATATTTGTTTGGTCTTCACTTTCAAGTTCTAAGTCTTGTGTTGTTGAAGGCAAACTTTGTGTTGTCATTCTAAGCATACCTTGTACTCTATTAGTTGCTTCTAATAAAAGTGGTACTTCTTGGTCGAAGTAACCAACTCTGTATAGAAAGTCTACCATATATGCAAACTCTATTGAGTCCATAGACTGACAATTATTATCATAAAACCAATGTACTGTAGCTATAATATCATCAATAATACATTCTTGAACTCTACAAATATAATTATCTTGTATTTCTTTGTGAGTATCATTGATATTATCATAGTTAACATCCTCAAATGGTAATGAATCTGGACCAAGATTTTGAAAGACTTTCTTGTAATGATGGTCATCACAAACTTCTCTTACTTGAGATTCTAGTGGTAACCAATTATCTAAAGTAAAGTCCCAACCACATACAATTTTATTTTGTTTAACTGTATAGTTTGTTTGTTCATACCAATCAGATCTATAGTTCCATTCCATACCACTATGTCCATACTGACTCTCACTGCGGTATGTTGTTGTTGGACCTTCTGCTACACCAGCATGCATACCAAACATTTGCAATACTCTAGAATACATACTATCAATAGACATACCAATAGCAAGTGGCAAGTCTTCATGATAGTCTTGGTCTAGATATAGTATTGAAAAAGGTATAGAGTTCAATGGACCAGTAACTCCACACTTATATGTTTGCCATGAATTAAGTATCTGTATCAATCCAATAATATTTAACTTAGAAAATGCATTGTATACTTCATCTTGCAAGTTACCAAAGCAAATATTATTTTGATACTGTTCTTCATCTTCACCCCAATGAGTCCAGTATGATGTGCCTTGTATATCTACATACAATTCTGACACTGAAGACATAAATGGATGTTCATACAATCTGTTTCTTGAGTCAGTATCAGGTGTTCTACCTAACCATTTACCAACTACTTTAACACCTTGTGAAAATCTATACAGCCCACTATTTCTTTGTGATGTTGTAACGCTTTCATATTTATTACTTGGTGTCAAATCATTATGTGTAATATCATCTATGTCTTTACCAAACAATCCATTAACTAAATGTGATATTGGCATTTCAAAGTGTAGATAGATAGGTTCTGTAGGAACTTTTGCAAGCAACTGTGTATTGCTATCTCTATCTGGACCATAGATATTAATGTGTGGTTCTTTGAACTTAAGTTCTACATTAATTGAAGCTGTCTTCCACTTCATCATTTCATTGTATACATTATCATCTTCTTGCATATCTGCATATCTGATGTAAGAATGTATATCTATATTATCAAACGCTGCAAGAAAATCTTCTGCATACTTTACTCTGTCTTGAAATAAAGATATAACTTCATCAAATGTTTCTACTGCTGTTTCAACAGTACTATCCATATTGATTCCTCTTTTTCTCAAGTCTTTGAGTGTTGAATCTATGTCTAGAATAGAACTAATAAAGTTCTTTTTGTTCCAACGCATTCTCTCTGGTCTATTAAGAAGCAATGTTTCTAAACTAGATGTATTCTTATTATACTGGTCAAATCTAGTATTGATTGTTTCAAGTATAATATTTTTGTAACCAGGTTTCCATCTGTATGTATGTGTAATACCTAATGGTTTTAATGGTTCAAGAACTGAACGATTACCATACATATATGTTCTGGTAATATAGTTATTGTTCAACTCATTGATTTGTCTCATCAACTTTTCTTGTGGACCAATAACTAATTCTGTTGCAATAGATTGTATATCTATATCAACATTATTACTTACTACATTTTCCATTCTTTTCCTCTCTTGGGTTATGCTGGCTACATAGCATTACTACATAGCCAGCTTTGTGTCATCGTATTATGCACTTAAATATTCTTCAAATGCAATCTTGCCACCAGTCTTATCATCTCTCATAAATGATAAGAATACAAACCCTTCATCTTCTGATCTAGTAGATGATGTTTGTGGTACAAGAGTTGCTGTGGCATCTACCTCTTGTAAGTTCATAGTAATTTGTGCATTACTTGGAACATTTACATTGTTCTCACGTAAGTACTCCATGAACTGACCCACTGTGGTCAATCTAGGCTGACCATCTGCACCCAATATTTCTAGGAAGGCAGTATTTCTTACGAATCTACCATCACCATTATTGTATGCAACACCTTTTACTTCGTTACTCATTTTCTTTTCCTTTACTGTCATGCATATCTGCTACCATCAGGAAAAACAAAGCGTAGTATAGATATGCGTTAGCTTTATTTAAGTATCTAGATGCTATTTCACATTCAAGCTCAGTTTGTAAAATCTCCTCAGCTATTATGTATATTAATGCATCTATAACTTCTTCTATTGTCTCTGCTAAATTGTTACGATTTTCATCTAAACATTCTTGCAAAGTTATTGGTACTTGATGTAAGTATTTTATCTTACCATCATCCAATCTTTTTGATGCAAAATCAATACTCTTATTGACTATTGCATCTCTTAACTCAAACGATTCTAAGTCTTTACATGATACTAACTGTTCACCAGCCCAAGTCATTTGTTCTTTGAATCGTCTTTTAATTTCTTTATTATTGCTTTCCATTACGCACCAACCTTACAATATATTTTATTGCTTCATATAATACGATTATACACAATATAAAGAATAGTACTTCTGTTATTGTTAGACATGTATAATACATTATGTCTTGATCTACATCATACCACATTTTTACCATCCTTGTTTGTCTGTATTAGACTGTTTATCAAATCGCTCTAACCATGTCTTTTTGTAATTGGCAAACTTTTTATAAGTAAACCAATACCAATGTCCATATCTTTTAAAGAACTTTAATCTTCCTTCTTCTCGTTCTTTTGCTGTCATAGCTTTTGATCTAGGTTTTATTACTTCAGTCATCTATTGACCTCGTTCTTGCTTTAATATGAATATACTTATGTGTTATCTTTTTCGCAAATAACTCACAAGCTATTCCTTCTTCTTTCCATTGTAACATTTTCAGCATTGTACTTGCATCTAATCTAAACAATGGCTGTATTGGTTCTACCTCACCTCTACTTAACATCTGGTCTTCCATACTTTGTTCGACTGCAAACTGGCACCAGATTTGATTATTGTGATATCTTTCCCAAGTCATATGAATTTGATATATATCCTTGGCTTCAATAGTATTTGAACTTGCATTGTCAAAACACCACCGTAGCCAAGCTTTATATTCTGCTGGTTTAAGATATCTATTAGGTGTACCAAATACTTCATCAACTCCAACAGGTAAATTATATCTATTGTGTTGAAAGTTGTATAACAATTCTAATATATGCATAATACTCCTTTCACTAATTAAGCGTAGTGCAGCTACTCATGATTATTACTGTATTAAACATACATCACAGAGTGGAGCTTCTTGTCCAGACTTATTTACTGTATATCCAACTAGTAATCGTATACAAACCACTCTAGTAATCTCTTTTCACTGCACTATCAGCCACCGAATCTTAGATAGATAAGAGCCATAGGTGCACCCAGCCTACAAAATCTAGGCCGAATCTCAAGGATTATGTTTATGTTTCAAGCTAATGTTCTCCATCGTATCTAAAACACTTATTCTTATCTATCTAAAACTTTCTGAAGCATCTAACATTATATCTTCTATATTCTTTACTTGATGCTTCTCTTCTTTACTAAGCTTTATTGCAAGTTTACGCAATCTAGCTTTTGTTATATTCTTTTGCTTGAGTTTAGTTCTAGATTTATCCGCCATATGCTTTATCTATCTCTTTCTCATAAACTCTTCGTTCATCAAGTCTTTTGACTCTCTCGAACTGATACTTATCATACATCTCTAAATAATCAAATCTCATTTTCATAATTAGCATGGCTAACAAAAAGAATGAAACTATCAAGATTGCTGATAATAGTACTAACATTATTAAATTACTCACGATGACTCCTTTCTTGCTGTATTGCAAGGGTTTATGATAAGATAACCAAGTAGTAGTTACTACAAAATGTTCACTACTACTTAGTATCTTTACTAACTGATCTATATCAAGTTACGTTGCACCAAATGGTACGCTGTAACTCGACTCGTAATTGAACTATCTATTGAACCCATAAGGTTAGATAGCTGTGATGTGCTTAGTTCATCTAACTTTCCTTTCATGTTTTGTGATAATATTACTCTGTTATTATCTGAAAAGATTAGTGTTAGTTGGTGAACTAAGTCTTGTTTAGTAAGTCTAGACACGATGACCTCCTTGTCGCCTATTGTAGGGTATATAATATAAGTAAGGGAAGCAAACATACTTCCCTATACTCACTATCTACTTGCTGGACCACGCTCAACACGCTGAGTAGTTCCACCTTTAACTGATGATTTCCAATAACCTTTAAAGTCACCAGACTTAGATATTTCACACCAGTCACCTAACTCTGCACCTTCGGCAAAACTATCTGCCAAGTACTCGTTAGCACTATCACTCAACTCACCAGGTTCAGTACTAAGATAAACAAAGTCTCCACCTTTAAGGCTTTTCAAAGCAACCTTATCAGTATCACTATACTTATCCTCTACTTGATAACTACAACCAACAACAATTCCATTTTTAGACATATCTGTCTCCTTTTTATTATTAAACTAATTTATGACAAATCTCAACTAAAAGTTGACATAAGCCAAACCAGCGGGCTGGGGCACTATCCATATATAAGACCCACACACATTCTAGTTGCATTTTTAAAAAATGGGTTGTAAATTTTAAATTATGAAGATTCCTAAGAAAATGTTATTTGATATGGTTATGCATGGAAAGCTTGAAAGATTTGATAAAGAGAGTGAAGAGTGGATTTCTGTGCCGTTTGAACCGAATAATGAAGAACATATTCATTTAAAAAATATGCATTATGCTCAGGCTGAAATAGATTTTGTGTATGAAGCTATGGAAGTCGGTGTTAAAATAATACGGGAGATCAATTAGTAGTACTTAAAGTAGAACGACACATATGGTTAAGTGCTACTTAGAGTATACTAAGAAAAAAAGACAGTGTCAAGTAAAAAATAACAGAACGGAGAAATAATGAGTTTTAAGTCAAATGTATTTTACGATAAGACAGTTAGAGGTTATAGACATATACTAACTAAAGATAAATGGAACTGGGTATATTGCTACGGAAAAGAAGGCTTATCTATAGATAGTATGCTGAAGAATGAGAACAATACATTCTTTTATACAAATATGCGTGCTATGTTAGAAAATTTATTTGAGAAACGACTAAAGTCTCATTTTACAAAGATGGAAGTTCATGAGTTTATAAAGGCTGTGAACAGTGCATATAGAGATATAGTAGATATGTCTAAAGAATTAGAAGAATTAACACAAGGTATGATACAACGTACTGACGAAGATCAAGGAGCACCACGTGGCAATACAGAAAAATAAGAAAAAACCTACAAGCAAAGAGCTTATGGGTATGTTAACTGCTATAGCAATACAGTTAGAACAATTAAAAATGCAAGTTTACAACGGTGATAAGGCCCTAGATGAATATATGGAAATGAATGGGGACAAAGAAGACTTTGTAAAATATTTAGAAAAAAAATATCCGTTAGATGATAAAGATAACGAGAAGACTGAAAGCAAATAACTTTGAATCCGTTGATTATGAAGTATTTCCCAAAGAAGAATTTAAGAAACTGGGTAAGAAATACAAACACTGGAACAAGTGTAGCCCTGGTGATTGGGGAATTAGTGACGACGGTTATGTGGCTGAGTGTCTACAGCGTAACATTTATGGTACAAGTGTTGAAATGGTGTTTCCATATGGTAGGCAATGGGTATCAAAGACTGGTAAATTAGAGTTTATACCCCACTATACTAGTAAAAACTACAGCGGTGTGTCTACAAAGACGTATGCAGAGCTAGAAGCGGGTAGAGATAGGGCAGAATTAGCTATAGATGCGTTTTTAGCGTACAAAATAGCAGGTAAAAAGCCAGATATGGAGAAGATTGGTACTATATATAGGCCTGATCAGAAAAATCCACAGATTGCTGTAAAGAAATTGTTAAAAACTAAAGAGGTTAAGAAGATTATGGCTGATAAGCTAAAAGAAATACTAGTAGATAGAGAGATAGACGAGGGATATGTGCTAGATGTTATAAAAGACGCAGTAGATGTAGCTAAGATGAAAGAAGATCCAGCTAATATGATACGTGCTGCTAAAGAATTGTCTGAGTTTTTAGATATGAAACCTAAAAATAAACAAGTAACAGAGTCTATAGAGATGGATTTGTCTCATCAGATTGCTGATACATATGATAAACAAACTAAGAAATTAAAAGCCACACAAACGAGAATGCTAGATGAAGAAAACAATTAAGCTAGAAGGTAGCAAAGTAAATATGATAGAGTTTTTAGCTGTACTTACACAGGTAGCAGAAGACTTTAAGCTTACCTTAGTTATAAAAGACTGATGGATAAAGATAAGATATTATTAGAAATGGAACAGGACATGCTTCTGTTCGGTAGAATGGTTATGCCTAATATGTTTAGTGAGAACTCTCCAGGTTTTCATTATGATATAGTAGACAAACTAGCTGACTACCATAAACAGATTAATATTATTGCACCACGTGGTCATGCTAAGTCATCTATTGTAGCTGGTGTATATCCATTATGGCATTTGATGTTTGATAAAGGTATAAAAGTAATTGTATTAGTATCTAGAACACAGTCACATGCTACAAAGTTACTAGGTACGATAAAAGACGTATTAGACTATTCACAAGAGTTTCGATACTTTTTTGGATACTGGGGTCAACAATCGGCAAGAAAGTGGACTAATACAGAAATAGAACTCAAAGATGGTAGTTTAATTGTATGTAAAGGAACAGGGCAACAGATAAGAGGAATTAAACATGGGAATCAAAGACCAACGTTATTGGTACTGGATGATCCTGAAGACGAGAATAACACGAAGACTGCAGAAGCGATGGAATATAATCTACGTTGGTTGCTGCAATCTGGTGTTCCATCCTTGGACCCGCTCACTGGTAGAATCATTGTCATTGGTACTCCGCAGCATGAGCGATGTATGGTTGAAACGTTAAAGGATATGAAAGGTTGGATGAATTTACATTTTAGTCCAGACCTAGAAGCTGGTACTGCATTATGGCCTGAAGTATGGCCTATTAGTAAATTAAAACAAAAGAAAGAAGAATTAGATAGTATTAACAGGCTATCGGTATTTTATAGAGAATATTTGTGTCAAATCGTAGGAGATGAAGATAATTTGTTTCGTGCAGAAGATATTAACTACTATGATGGATACATAGAACAAGATGAACAGGGATTGTCGAATCTTGTACTGACGAACGTAAATGGTGAGGAAGTGCAGGATATTCGACCTGTAAACGTGTTTACTGGTGTCGATCCCGCATCCAGTACAAAGAAAGGAGCAGACTATAGTGTTATATTCAATATTGCTATTGATAGTGATAATAATCGTTGGGTACTCCCGTATTTCAGAAAGAGGGCGACTCCTTTAGATTTAGCAGATGCTATCATATATAATTTTAAAACATACAAAAGTTCTAAGACTAGGATTGAATCTGTAGGTTATCAGGAGATGTTACGTCAATATATTAAAGAACGTGCAGAAGAAGAGGGTTTATTCATACCAGGGTTAGAAATTAAAGAAAATCCTAGAACTAGAAAGTCTTACAGGCTAGAGAGTTTACAGCCTATATTTGCTAATGGTAAGGTATTTATACAGAATAATATGCAAGCATTAGTAGATGAGCTTACATTGTATCCTAGAGGTAAACATGATGACTTATTAGATGGATTTTATTATGCTAATAAGAATTGTTACAAGCCAGCACACGATGCTGAGTTGGTTTACCAAGATCAAGAACAATATTATCCACAGAAAAAAAGTTGGAAGTTACTGTAAAAAAGACTTGACAAGCAAGTAAAAAAGTATTTAAATTACAGATAAACTTTAATGGATTACGATAAAGATAAATATAGTATAGATTTGGAAGCTATTCTATCTGATTTGCAAATCAAAATACCAAAGGGATACATAGAGGTAAAGCGTGCCAAAAACGATTCAAAAGAAAACAGCAGCAACAAGAACTCAAAGCAAAAAAGACAATAAAACTGTTTTCGGCTTTGAGGAAGGTACAATATCTTCTTATACTATACCAGAAGAAGTAGAACTTACTAGAGAATTATTTACAGAATACAAAAGCTCAAGAGAGCTTTGGGCTCAAAAGTTTCAAGAGTCAATAGAATTTAGAGCTGGAGCTCAGTGGACTAATGAAGAGCAAGAAGTATTAGAGTCTCGTGGTCAAGCACCAATCGTAGTAAATCGTATACATCCTATCGTTGAAACAGCAAAATCGTTACTTACATACAATTCTCCACAATTTAGAGCAACAGCTAGAGAAGATTCTGATAGAGCAACAGCAAGAGTTTTTTCTGATTTATTTCAGTATATATGGCAATCATCAGCAGGGGATGAAGAATTAAAAAAGATTATAGATGACTATTATGTTGGTGGTATGGGTGTAATGCAAGTATACCAAGACCCACAAGCAGACTTAGGTAAAGGAGAAGTATGTATAAAATCTATTAATCCGTTAGATGTTTTTATAGATCCGAACTCAAAAGATGTATATGCTAGAGATGCTGCACATATTTTAGTATGTAAGTATATGACAGACGAGTATGCTGAGTTAGTGTATCCTGACTATATGGACATAATTGAACAGTCAAGTCCTGAGCCAGACAATGAAGATGATTATCCTGTTACTAATTTAGCTGCAACAGAAGGTCAAATGTTTTTTGGAGATGATGATACTCAAATACATAATAAAAGAAAATATACAGAACGTTATTCTAGAGTAACTAATTTTTACTATAATGTATATGAACCATTTTCTCAAAGAGAATTTTTATTTACTAAAGAAGAGTTTTATCAATATCTTTCTAAAAGTTATATTAAGATAAGAAAGATGACAGGTGAAGAAATAGTAGTATATGAAGATGAGGCTGTTTCTAATTTAGTTGATTTAATTATGGAAACAGGTGGAGTATTTCATTATGAAATGCCAGAACCTCAAATGGATGATGCTGGAAATCCTGTACCAATGCCACCTGTTAGAGTTCCAGGAATGGAAACAGATAGTAAAAGTGGTAAACATATACCAGGTAGTACTGTAGTTTTAATACCATTGTCTTTAGAAGAAATGAAAGGTACAGGGGAAATTACATGTAACGAGGTTCAAAAACCTTGTATAGAAATGGTTGTAACTGTTGGAGATCATTTATTATATAAAAGAATGCTACCAACAGAAGATTATCCTATAGTTCCATTGATGAACGTACATCATCGTAATCCATATCCAGAAAGTGATGTAAGGCTATACAGACCTTTGCAAGAGTATATCAACAAGATACGTTCATTAATTATAGCACATGCAAGTACAAGTACTAATGTAAAGCTACTTATTCCTAGAGGGTCTGCTGATTTAAGACAGATTGAAGAAGAATGGAGTAAAGCTGGTACTAGTGTAATTGAATTTGATGCTGAACTGGGTGCACCGATTGTAGCTGGCCCAGTCCCACTACCAAACGAACTGTATAAAAATGAAGCTGATGCTAAATATGATTTAGAATACGGCTTTGGTATTTTTGAAATGATGCAGGGTAGTGGTAGAAGTGCACCGTCAACTTATCGTGGTACATTAGTTGTTGATGAGTTTGGCCAGCGTAGAATTAAATCTAGAAGAGATGATATAGAAAACTTTCTAAACCAGGTTGGTAAAGTTGCAATACCATTAATACAGCAAATATATACAGAAGAAAAAGTAATTAGATTGGTACAACCAAACGGTTTAGAAAAAGAAGAGCAAATAAACTTTTATAAAGAGATGGAAGATGGAACTGTACAAAGGTTTCATGATATTGGAGCTGGTAGATATGACCTATCAGTTGTATCAGGTTCTACATTACCATCAAATAGAATGGCATTATTAAATACATATATGCAAATGTATCAAATGGGGCTTATAGACCAGACAGAAGTATTAAAGAAAACAGAACTTGTAGATATAGAAGGAGTTATGGAACGTGCTGGTCAAATGCAACAAATGGCACAAACATTACAAATGTTACAAGAAGAATTAAAGAAAGTCAAAGGAGACTTACAAACTGCTGAACGTGAAGAAGTACATGCTAAGAAACGTTTAGAAGTTGAGAAATTTAGCTCAGATTTAGATAAGATATCTAATAGGGCTGATATGGCAGCTAGCTTATATAAAGCTAGACTTAACGATGCAAAATCAAATCTGATGAACTCCGTTACACCTGAACAAGTAGAAGCTTTGGAAAATGAGAATATGTTTGATATTACACCAATGGTTTCTGAACCAGGAGATGGAGAGTTAGAGTAAGGAGAAAATATGCAAGAAGAAAATAACATGGATATTACGCAAGAACAACAGGTAGAAAGTCAGACTGCAACTGAACCTACCTCTCAAGAAGACATTTTTGCTGAAGTTTTTGGTGGATCAAATACTGACCAGTTTGTTGCAAAGACTGAGCCAGAACCAGAGATAGTCAATGAAGGTCAACCTTCTGAAGTTCAAAGTGATAATAGTCCAAAGAATGATTCTGACAGTTATAAATACTGGCAAAGTCAAGCAGATAAACGTGCAGCTGAAGTAGATTTACTGAAATCACAAGTTACAGAGCTTATGAAAGCTCAAGCATCTACACCTGCAGAACCAGCAAAAGAGGAAATACCTTCTTTAGAGAAGCCTGTTAAACCTCGCAAGCCTGCTAACTATGATCATTCTGAAGCACTGGCTGACCCTGATAGCGATTCAGGTAAATACCTATCAAAACAGGAGCAGTATATAGACAGCTTAGCTAACTATATGACAGAAGTGGATGCAAGACGTAGTCAAGAAATACAAAGACAACAAGCTGAACAAGCTCAGTTTCAACGTAATCAGAAAGTAATTTCAGATTTACAGTCTCAGTATAACTACTCACCGCAAGAAGCTAATGATTTTATACAAAGAATGAGCAGTCCAGATTCATTGTCTTTAGATAATCTAGTAAGATTACATAAGATGAGTTTACAACCTAGTCAAGAGGCACCTGCTTTACAGCAAGTAACTCCAGAGGCTCAACAGAAACAAGCTCTTATGAATCAAAGACAAGAGAAACTGAGTATACCTACGCCAATAGGTGTGCAACCAGGTGCTAATGTGCAGTCATCAAAAAGTGTGGAAGATCAAATGATGGATTCTATGATAGGTAACTATAAAAAGAAGAATCCATTTAGTTAATTTAAGGAGAGATTAAGATGGCAAATGTATATAGCATGACACCAGGAGAAGCAATTCAGGGTACTTCCATCAATGTTGATAGACGAATCTTCAACTTTGGTGAAAGAGTAGCTGAGTTAGCTCCTCAACAATCACCTTTCTTCACATATTTGTCAAACGTATCTAAGGTGCCTACAGACGACCCTGTATTTAAATTCTTAGAGCAAAGACATCAATATCAAAGACGTAATTTCCAACTACAAGCAGCTGTAACTACAAGTGCTTATAGTACTGGATTTAATATTGCGGCAAACCAAAATTTTGATGTAGATGTTTTATATGACAAATTTGGTAGAGAGGTATCAACAGCAGTTCAACCAAACTTCTTACTTGAGAATCAAATCGTAGCTATCGAATGTGAATACGATGCTAACGGTTCTGATGCTGGAGTAGGAGCAGAAACTGCTGCGATAGCTTATTACAAGATTACAGCTGCACCTGATTTATCATCAGACGCTGCTGCTGCAAGACTTGTGATGGAATTTATTAAAGTAAACTACAAGCCAACTGGTTCTAATGGAGCTACTGCAACAAACGCAGGACCTATTTCACCAGCTTCTGGTTCTAAATTAATTTTTAGAGCTGATGGAGATGGACAAGTAGTAGGTTCAGCTTTTGCTGAAGGTTCTACTGATCCAGAATCATGGCATGATGAGTTCTACAACAGAGAAGGATACTGTCAAATCTTTAAGACTTCAGTACCTCTATTCTCTGGTACAGCTCTAGCTACACGTTATCGTGGAGTTAACAACGAATACATGAGAGTATATCAAGAAAAACTTATGGAACATAAGATGGACCTTGAGCACGCTATGTTATTCGGTATTGGTTCAGATGACTCAACAGCTTCAGGACCAGTTCGTAGAACTTGGGGTATTTTACCTTACACAGAAGCATACGGAAAAGTAAAAACATTTACTTATGCTGACGCTTCTTACGACACTTTTGTAGATGCAATGGAAGATGTATTCTCACCAGAGTCTGGAAACAGCGGAGAGAAACTTGTTCTAGCTTCTAGAAAAGTTATGTCATACTTCAACAAACTTGGCGGTACTTCATTCCTAGGTAACACTATGGCATTGAACAGTCAAGTTGGTAGTGGTTTAGATATTCAAAACATACAAGGTGAGTTCGGTCACTTAGTTACTAGAATATCAACTTTATATGGTAACTTAAACCTTGTAATGGAACCATTATTCAGAGGTGCGTATGAAAATACTGCAATTATGATTGATCTAAACAACGTATCATACAGACCATTAGTTGGTAATGGTGTATCAAGAGATACTCAAATTATTACTAATGTTCAAAACCGTGACGTTGACGGAAGAAAAGACATGATTCTTACAGAAGCAGGTCTTGAAATTCAACTTCCTGAAACACACACAGTGTTACAGTTTAGTTAATACATACGGGGGAGTTGAAATATACTCCCCCATACTAAGGAGAAATATGATTGGGAATAGAACCAGAAGAAATTTTAAAAAAGGCTTAGAAACAACTTATAAGATAGGTAAGTATGGATTACCAGTTTTAGTTAGATTGGTTTTACCAGGTGGTAAAGTAGTAACTGGTGTTCAAGCTGCAAAAAAACTTGCACAATATAAAAGAGTAAAAAAAGGATTAGAAGCAAGAAAAATGAGAAGAGCTAAAAAAATGGAAGCTGGAGAAGATATAAGAATGGATGGTAGCAAGTTATCGGACTTTTTAAAGAAAATAGGGGTTGAACAATGAGTTTTAAAACAGAGATAGAAGCAATAGTTGGTGATATAGATAGTCCTGATTACACAGCACAAGCTACATTATATTTAGTAGAGGGTGTAAAATTTGTAACAAAAAGTCTAATGCTTTTACCAAGCATGGCTTATAGAATGACAAGCTCTACAACTTTAAATAGTTCACCTACAACCATGAGCACTGCATCAGTATTGCAAATTATAAGTGTTACTAGAAATGATGGCTCACGTGATAGAAAAGCTATTCAAATAAGACCAGAGGATGCTGGAGATTATACAGATACTAATAGTATTTATTACACAAGTAAATTAGACCCTAAGTTTTATATAGAAAATGATACATTAAATGTAATACCAACACCTGCTAATGGACAAAGTGCTTTAGTAAAACATATAACACCAGATACATCAGTAGCTTTAGGAGATACATCTATAAGCAATTTTCCAGATGAACTAGAAAGAGGTGTTATATTATATGCTTCTAGAGAATTATTAAGATATATAATGAATCAAATACGTAAGCCTAATGTTTCATCTGGTACAGATTTAACAGCAGATATGGCAGCAGGTGCTATTGGTACAGATGCTGATAAAAGAGATTATGATAAATACTTTGATATTTCTATGGATTTTATAGCAGATGAAGATCCAGAATTAGCAACAATTATGATGCAACAAATATCAACATATTTACAAAACTACCAGGTAGATTTACAAGCTGACACACAACAATATCAGTGGTATGAAAGTCAGTATGTAAAAGTGACGCAAGATTTAATTACATTTATACAACAATATATACCACGAATACCACAAGGAGTACAAGATGAAGCTTCAGCAGATGATTGATCAGATTAAAAAACATCATCCAGAACTCGGTACTAATGAAATAATACATTTATTAAATCAAGCATCAGACGAGTTTTGTTCTAGAACTTTGATATTAGATGAAGCTACACAATTTAATACAGTAGCTGACCAAAGATTTTATGGATTGAAAGATTCAATATTAGAAGTTAAATCAGTTGACTTAGAAGATGCTGATGGAAATGTAAAAGAAATTAAAAGATTATTAGGTAGACCAGAATATAGGGATATAACATAATGCCAAATTACAGTAAAGTATATACAAGAACTACAAAGCAGTATGTCTATTGGTTTGAACGTGATTCAATAGGTATTGCTTTATATGACCCGCTTAGAAGTGAAAAAAATAGATTTACATCTGTTGATGCAGCGTTTACAATTACATTATTTTATCATAAGAAAGCAGATCATTTTAATACATTAGATAGCGGTAGCTCTGCAATGACAGAACAAAGTGAATTACCAGGTCAGTTTCATCAATATTTAGTTGATAAAGCTATATCGCTTGGTTATGAAACTAAACCAGATATGATACAAATGGCACCATACTTTAATGCAAAGTTTGAAAAAGGCATCAAAGAGGGTAAAACATTTGCTAATAGAGGTAGAGTATCTGGTATGAGAAGTGTAAAACCAACAAGTTATTAGGAGTATTTATGGCTAAAAAAGTAGATTCAAGACTTAAAAGAGTAGGAGTTTCAGGTTATAATAAACCAAAACGTACACCTAATCATCCAACTAAATCACATGTAGTGGTTGCAAAGGGTGCTGGGTGTCCTAATGGTAAAGTTATTAGATTTGGACAACAAGGTGCAAAGACTGCAGGTAAACCTAAAGCTGGTGAATCTAGAGCTATGAAAATGAAAAGAAAAAGTTTTAAAGCAAGACATAGAAAAAATATAGCCAAAGGTGTATGTTCTGCAGCATACTGGGCTAACAAAGTTAAATGGTAGGAGGATAACATGCCGTATCATAAAGGTAAAAAGAAAAAGAAAAAAGGTAAGAAAAAATGAAAGTCAAAGCACCAAAAGGATATCATTTTATGAAAAAGGGTAATAAAATGTCTTTAATGAAAAACCCTAAAGGTGGATATAAACCACATAAAGGAGCTTCATTGACAATAAACTTACCTATAATGAAAACGCATGGAGGTAAATAATGCCTAAAAAAAAGAAAGTTGGTTTAACTAAAAAACAAAAAACATTACCTAAGTTTTTACAACAAGCAATATTAAACAAGAAAAAGAAGAAGAAGTAAGATGGCTAAAAACATTCCAATAGATAAAGCTTTGTATGCTGCTTGTAAATCACAAGCTAAAAAAAAGTTTAAAGTATATCCATCTGCATATGCTAATGGTTGGTTAGTACAATGTTATAAGAAAAAAGGTGGAAGATATAGAAAGGGCAAGTAATGGCTAAGGGTGGTTTAGATAAGTGGTTTAATAAAGAAAAGTGGGTAGATATAAGTCAGCCTAAAAAAAATGGTAGCTGGGTTCCTTGTGGTAGAAAAGATGCTAGAAATAGTAAACGTGGAAAACCTAAATGTGTACCTTTGGCTACAGCAAACAATATGACAGTAAAACAAATTAAAAGTGCTGTTGATAGAAAAAGAAGAGCAGAAAGAACTCAAAAACGCAAAGGGAAAAAACCTATTAACGTAAAGACGTTTGTATAATGGCTAATACTTGGAAAAAAGGAAACTTTGGTTTAGCTGCATTTAGCGATATTAATAGATCGTTTGATGAGCTTGAACAACATTTTAATGATAACACAGATGGTAATTTTACAGACATTTCAATACCTACTGATGCTAGTTATACAGATATAACTGACCCTAGTAGCAGTATTTATACTGATGTTACAAGAAGTGTTTATACTTTTAGTGATGTTAGTGCAGTAGCTAATCCTACTTATAGTGATGTAGCAAATGTAAGTGAACCAACTTATGATGATATAGGAGTGACAACATAATGGGTGGAAGTTTAACAGGACCAAACAAAATTAAAGACGTATATAAGAAAATAGTTTTTTATGACAATAACCAATTAAAAATTGATAATGGTAGTGCAGACGTACAAATTACATCTGCCGATGGATTAACAGATAATATTGCAGCAGGTACTGGAATTGAAACTAGTACAAGCAATA